ACGGTAAAGGATAGGAAATTGGAATGTGGATCGGGGTAATATTAATTTGCACTAATATGCAGTCGGTCCACAGCTGCCAAGCCTTGGTCCGCAACACACTTCTTTTCGATAATGAGAACGAGTGCCGTGAAACGGTGCCCCAAGAATTAGATCAGATGATTTCTAGATTTGGTGGCTGGGGACATTCTAATTGCTTACCTCTCCCAACCTACGGAGTGGCACTTTAATATAGCTCTGGGGAGGGCATATAGTGATAGACCCTCTTTCTGCTATGACTGCCGCTGGTCTGGCATTTTCCACTTTTAAGAAAGTTATCGGAACTGCCAAGGATGTCGAATCCATCTCGAAAACTTTGGGGGATTGGTATGGTGCCTGTGCAGATGTGAATGCTGCCGAGCGCCAGAGAAAACAGCCTACGTTCCTTGAAAAGATGTCTGCAGGTACGGATAATATAGACGCTGAGTCTATTAAGATCCTAATGCATAAGAAAACGCTTTTAGATAGAGAAAAAGAGATCAAGTTCCTCTTAGACATGAAATGGGGACATGGTACATACACCGAGCTTTCAGATATGCGTAAGCAGATGCGTGAAGAGCGCAGACAGCAAGAACATGCTCGGATCGAGACTAAGAGGCAGATAGCTAACAACTCTGCCATAGCAGCCCTATCCACCGCAATTCTAGGTGTGCTGGGGGGAGGTGTGTACCTCCTGATGTTAGCACTATGAACGCAGTTTTACCGCTTATCCTTATCGGGTCTCTGGTTAACCCCGAATACGTTACCTGCAGCTTGTGGAAGCGTACAGAGGGCGTAGATGGCAAGGTATGTGTCTATCGAGGACCAAACCAGACAATAGCATACCACTACGTTCAGAGATCGTTCACCGAGTGTCCTCGTCAGTTTCAATGTCGTTACGCACCGAATGCTAAAGCTAAGATTACAATCAAGGATATCATGAAAGGTATATCTGATGGCTTCTGACATAACAAATATATCCTCGATTTACCGCCCACCAGCATTTCGGGACACTCAGCCAGCAAATATCCCTATAGCACTTTGTTACAATAAGAACCTTATCCCGGCGGTTGTACCGCCGACAGCATACGACCTTACATATGACCGCTTTTCCCGCCTAGTTCCAAAAGTTTTACTCGGAAGTATGGTAAATTTGGTGGTGTAGTAACGTGCCTACAAAGAAGTATTCCAAGACAGTTAAAGACCCCAAAACAGGCCGCAAGAAGACGGTTCGCTACGGGGCCAAAGGTTACAGCATTGCTCCCGGGACTAAGAGGGGAGACAGCTACTGCGCCCGTTCACACGGGCAGATGAAGAAGCATCCTAAAGCAGCTAAAGACCCTAACAGCCCACTACGGCTATCTAGGGCTAAATGGAAATGTAGCGGTAAGAAGTCGAGGCGGAAGTAATGTCACTAGTTAAAAATATGAATAAGCGTAAGGCGGCTGGCACTTCTCGCACGAAGAAGAAGTCCACCGTATCAGATAAAGCCTACAAGGACATGAAAGCTGGCTGGCCTAATTCTAAAAAGAATAAAGCTAAAAAGGCTAAAAATAAATGACTGATGCGCGATTGAAGCGCATGGAGGACAAGTTGGATACTTTATCCGAAGCAATTGTCCAGATGGCTCGCATGGAAGAGCGCATGATATCGCTTTTCAAGCGACTTGATCGTGTCGATGAGACCTTCAATAAATTAGACCAACGAATGGATCAGCTTGAGCAAACCAGCATCAAGCGCGGTCAAACCATAGCCTTCGCCGAACGATTGTTTTGGATCGTTATGACCGGGGCTGTGGGCTTAATATTTATATATTTAAGGTAGCCTATGGAAAAGAAGAAAAAGGCGCTCACAGAGCGACAGGAGCTGTTTCTTGATAAGCTTTCTGGAGAGGCCAATGGGGATCTCCGCACAGCAATGACTATGGCTGGTTACTCCGAGGCCACTGGTATCAGAGAAGTTATACGCCCAATACAGGACGATGTGATTGCCGCTGCATCTATGATGATGGCGGTGAACGCTCCCAAAGCAGCTGCTAGCATGGTGGGGCTTCTCACAGACCCTAACGTGCTTGGGGCCCGTAACTTAGTGGCGGCATCTAAAGAGATCTTAGATCGAGCTGGCGTTGTTAAGAAAGAGACGCTGGAAATTAAAGGGGCTGACGGCGGTTTGTTTATCTTACCTCCAAAACAAGATGAGTGATCCCGATTTCCCAACCAAATACCGGGCTAATAAGACTGCCCGTGTAGCTTTCGGCTACATGCCATCCGAAGATGATCCTCTGGTTCTAATTCCTGATCCGTTCTTTATGCCGTTTATTAAAGAGGCATTGGATTTCATAGACGCTAAAGGCTCTCTGCGAGAGACCGCTGCTTACCTTACAGAGAAAACTGGTAAGAAGATCAGCCACCAAGGCATTAATATGATCTGGAAGGATCGTAGAGGCGGCGACCCCAAAAACGCTCGAGAAAAAGCTCAACGCAAACAGCGCAAGAAGTACGCACCTAAAACTGGTCCTGAGAAAGCTAAAGCTAAAGTTAAACGCAAAGCTGCAGATGCTAAGCGCACTCTGACCATGCAAGAAAAGAAGCTCGCTAACTGGGTAGACTACAAAAAAAAAGAGTCCCCAGAGGATGTCGCTCAGCCGATACACAGCGAGCTCCCCGCGCCTCCAACGCTTTCGGACACGCTAGATTTCGAGGCGGCTCCCGCTGAGAGGGAGGTGGTTTTTAAACCGAATGCGGGTCCACAGACAGAGTTCCTCGCAGCTATGGAACGCGAGGTTCTATATGGAGGAAGCGCCGGGGGAGGTAAGAGCTTTGGGCTGCTTGCAGACCCCTTAAGATACTTCGGGAATAAAAACTTCAGTGGTCTTATCCTCCGCCGCACCAACGACGAACTAAGGGAACTTATATACAAATCTCAAGAGCTTTATCCCCTTGCATACCCCGGGGCTAAATGGATGGAGAAAAAGTCCCAGTGGGTTTTCCCTAGCGGAGCTAAGCTATGGATGACCTACCTAGAGCGGGATGATGATGTTCTGCGCTACCAAGGGCAGGCTTTTAGCTACATAGCTTTCGATGAGCTCACGCAACATCCTAGCCCATATGTATTTAATTACATGCGCTCTCGATTACGGACTACGGATCCTGATCTACCCATATTTATTCGCGCCACAACCAACCCGGGTGGCCCCGGACATGGTTGGGTCAAGCGTATGTTTATCGATCCTGCTCCAGCAAATAAGCCTTTCATTGCGACTGACATAGAAACTGGCAAGGATCTGGTTTACCCGCCCAAGCACGACAAGGCAGGACAGCCCCTTTTCTACAGACGTTTCATCCCAGCCAGTTTGCAAGACAATCCGTATTTAGTTGAAGGCGGACAATATGAAGCCAACCTATTATCTCTCCCAGAGAACCAGCGAAGACAACTTCTTGAGGGTGATTGGGGAGTTGCTGATGGAGCTGCTTTCTCAGAGTTTCGGCAAAATGTTCACGTTGTGGAGCCGTTTGATATCCCCCATGATTGGCGCAGATTTAGGTCATGTGATTACGGCTACTCTAGTTTCAGCGCAGTTCATTGGTTTGCGATAGATCCATCCTTCGAGACGCTCATAGTTTACCGAGAGCTCTACCTCTCCAAGCACACTGGCAAGGACTTAGCTAAAGCGGTGATGGAAGCCGAGTATGGCGAGAAGATGGCTTACGGTATTTTAGATAGCTCCTGTTGGCACAATCGCGGACAGATCGGCCCATCAATAGCTGAAGAGATGATTTCTATAGGCTGCAGATGGAGACCCAGTGACCGCTCCGCTGGCGCTCGGGTCGCTGGCAAGAACCGCTTCCATGAAGTGCTTAAGGTAGACCCCGACACAGAGATGCCCGGTATAGTTTTCTTTGATACGTGCAGACAGATTATTGCAGATCTCCCCGTGATCCCCACTTGCCCAAAAGGCACTGACGATATCGATGCACGGTACAGATCAGATCACACTTACGACAGTGTTCGCTACGGCATCATGAGCCGACCTAGATCTCTAAGCCCCTTCGAAATGGGTAGAGGCATACCAAAGCCAGTCTACCGCCCCTCAGATTCAGTATTTGGATATTAATATGGCTTTAATGGACAAACCCGCTCCCTCTCCGGGTGACGATCAAATAGATACAGATCAGGTCGTATCCTTGGACGAGGATAGTGATCCTGAAACCGAAAACCAAGAATACCGTGGTTTAGTTTCTTTTATAGATTCTGCCTACAAGGATGCCAAAGATCATCGTAGAATGGATGAAGAGCGTTGGACACTGGGCTACCAAAACTACAGAGGTATATACAGCTCTGATGTGCAGTTCACCGACACTGAAAAATCCAAAGCGTTTGTTAAGATTACAAAGACTAAAGTACTCGCTGCGTATGCCCAAGTTGTGGATGTGTTGTTTGCAGGTTCTCGTTTCCCAATTGGCGTTCAAGCTCGTAAAAACCCCAATAACGTAGCGGATGCTGTTTCTATAAATCCTAACAAGATCACTGAGCAGCAAATAAAAGAAACGGTTAACGTAGATTATAAGATACCCGGCAATATTGCTCGACCGGATATCGCTAAAGATCTCGGCGTTTACAAAGATGCGCTGAGCCCACATGAGGAAGATCTAGAAGCTGGCCCCGGGACAGCCCCGGGCTCTATTACCTACGAACCAGCTAAGCGAGCTGCTCAGTTACTTGAGAAGAAAATGCATGATCAGCTTGAAGAGAGCGAAGCCTCTAAGCACCTGCGTTCAGTAGCATTTGAGGCCTGTCTGTTTGGCACAGGTATTCTTAAGGGCCCTTTCCTTACAGATAAAGAGTTCCCTCGCTGGGATGAAAAGGGCAAGTATGACCCGCTGTTTGAGACAGTGCCTCGGGTAGAATACGTTTCTATCTGGGATTTCTATCCCGACCCCGCCAGCCGCAATATGAGTGAGGCTGAGTTTGTTATTCAGCGGCATAGACTTAGCCGCACACAACTGAGAGCGTTAAAAAAGCGGCCGCACTTCCGGGAAGAAAGCATTGAGCTGTGCGTGGATATGGGCCCAGATTATGTGCGGGAATACTGGGAAGATACGCTAGACGAGAGCGATCTGGATAGCCACATAGATCGTTACGAAGTTTTAGAATATTGGGGTGTTATCGATGCTGATCTGGCAGAGCAAGCAGATATTGATATCCCTAAATCCCTTAAGGATCTAGATGAGCTGCAGATAAATGCATGGGTTTGTAATGGGCAAATCCTCCGTTTGGTACTTAATCCGTTTACTCCTGCTCGCATCCCCTTCATGGCGGTGCCATACGAGCTGAACCCGTATAGCTTCTTTGGTATCGGCGTAGCCGAAAACATGTCCGACACACAGCTGCTCATGAATGGTTTTTATCGGCTCGGGGTGGACAATGCAGCACTCTCAGGAAACTTACTTATTGAGATCGACGAGACCAATTTGGTTCCCGGGCAAGACTTGAGCGTGTACCCCGGAAAAGTGTTTCGGAGGCAGGCGGGTGCCCCGGGCCAAGCCATATTCGGCACCAAGTTCCCGAATGTATCTCAAGAGGTAATGATGATGTTTGATAAGTCCCGGCAGCTGGCTGACGAGGCTACGGGCATCCCTAGCTACAGCCACGGGGCCACAGGCATTATGGGAGTAGGTAGAACTGCCTCTGGTATGTCTATGCTGATGGGAGCTGCACAAAGCGCTATTAAGGCCGTTGTGCGTAACGTGGACGATTACTTGCTAGCGCCGCTGGGTAAGAGCTTATTTGCTTTCAACATGCAATTCAATTTCGATGAAGAGTATGTGAAGGGGGATCTAGAAGTAATCGCACAGGGCACCGAAAGCCTGATGCGTAACGAGATCCGTAGCCAGCGCTTACTGCAGTTTTTGCAGATGTCTGCCAATCAACAGATGGCCCCATTTGTTAACTACTCATACATTCTGCGTGAGCTAGCCGCTTCAATGGATATCGATGAGGATAAGATCCTCTACGACCAACGTGAGGCGATTATGCAAGCTAAGATGATGGCTGAGATCCAAGCACTCATGCCAGAGCAGCCCCCGGCCCCTCAAGGGCCTCAAGGCGGTCCTCCAAGTCCAGATGATCCCACAGGCACAGGCGGCGGCAATATAGCCCCGGGAGCTGCCCCGGAGCCCGGAGCAGACGGCTTCACAGGAGCTGGTGGAGGGGACAATGGAGGTCAACCTCCAGCTGCCCAAGCAGCGCCCCAGCAGATGATGTAATTTATGGATAAATCCTTCTACCGTTCCCTGCTTTTAATGGTGAACGACAAAGAGATGATGAGGATGCTGCAGGAGTACGCAGCTGCGCGGATATCCCACTATCAGCTTCTTCTTGAGGTCGAGAAGGATCACTTTCGAGTGCTCGAGATCCAGGGCGCAATCAAAGAATTACGCCGAGTAAAAACACTCCGAGACGAATGCATAGCAGGGGCTAAATAATGGGTGTATTGGACAGAGTTTTGGGGTTCTTGGGAAAAGACGATGATGACCTCGAGGCTACCCAAAGCGCTGGGCAGCAAAGGTTTGGCGGTGCAGCTGACCCTCTTGGGTTTCTGACTTCTGAATTTGATCCTGTAGCAAGCGCTAATAGTTTAGCTGGTCCTGTCTATAGCGACAGCATGACGGGAAAAAGTTATGTATCAGAACCGGATACGGATCCCCGCACTGACAGAGAGATAATAACAGACACTGCTGTGGCGGCGAAAGACGCCGTAGTGGAATACGCCCAAGATCCTTTCCTACCAACTGGTCAGCAAGTAAAAGACTTCGGCAAAGCTGTAGTCACAGAAACTATAGATACTTTTGACCGTCTGGCTGCTGGAGACGCTAGTCTCTTAGAAGTGCTTGAGGCAGCTACGGGCGTAGGCTTGGGCGCAAAAGCAGCCCAGAAAGCATTTCCTGATCCAGAGCTAGATGGCACTGCCTTTACCACAGGCATGTTTCTCAACAAAAACGCCAACAACGCCGATAAGGCGGCGTTAGATAGAGCTCAGATAGCTGAATCTAACGGAGTTGGCCGAGAAGCAATCTACAAAGACACGGGATGGTTTAAATTTGCTGATGAGTGGCTGTTCGAGATCAGCGACAAAGACAGCAACATTAAGCTCCTGCAAAAGTTTAAAAAACCGCTGGCCACAATTGAAGAGGTTGAAGTTCCCACGACAATTGGAAAAGAAGTAGCGGAACAGATGCGTCTTTCTGCCATGAAAAAAATCATTGGCGCTCGGACTGATTTAATCAACGGGGACATAAGCGAAGCTGAGTTTGAAGCTTTGTCCACGGCGTTTGAAAACCAATACAAAACAGACCTTGCTTCTTCAACTGGCACTAAGATTGTCCGCAAAGAAACAAACCCTGAGACCCCGGCTAAAGATAAGGGTATTTTATCTGAGGTACTCGTCGGCACAGACGAGCTAACCGCTGCTTTACCGCCCGAGGTGATGGCCACTACTGCACAGATAAAGGGTAGTAGAGGGTCTTCATTTGGTTCAACATTTGGCAGCAATGTCCCTAAGAATTATAGTAGGGTAAATACCTTTCCCGCCCGTATCAAAGAATACGGTGATGCAAATGGCCTTGAGGCTCTAGTTAAAGCTTCCACTCTCGGTAGAATTAGCAAGGCGGATCAAGATTTATTAGATCTTTATAACACTGGAAAAATTACTAAAGAACAGTTTTACGCGGACCACATTTGGGGTGTGATGCTGCATGAAACTCAGCACCTCATCCAAGACTCATTGGAGTTTAAATCGGGTAAAGGCGGCAATCAAAGAACTGCAAGAAATAGAGTAAAAGACCAAGCGGGAGACGCTATAAAAGTCGCTATGCAAGATCTTGCTAAACAAGATGGCTGGAGAAAAACCAAAGGTTTTTTAAAGCAGTATACGGGTAAGGGCAGTCAGACAGGTACTGGGCAAGCCTTTGTTTCATTACTCACTTTCAGGAGAAATATAGCTAATATCAATCAAGACCCAAAATACAAAAATAACGACGAAAAGTCAGCGGCAGCTTTAATAGAACGAACCACTTACGTAAATAAGATAAGAGCGTCCTTTCCTGCCTTAAACGCTGCAGATTCCACAGCTTTTGCAATGGATCTAATAAATGACCCAGACATCTTAGACAGCTCTGAAGTCTTTGATCGGATAATGCGGTCTAGGGCAGGTAAGTTATCTAACGAAGCGGTTGTTCTCGGGATGGATAGAAAACGTGATCGTTTTACTGACTTTGCGGCCTACTCCCACGTGGCCGGGGAAGCGCTAGCGCGTCTAGTAGAGGCTCGGCGCAGTTTGAGCCCTGAGCAACAGCGAGAAAGATTTCCTTTAGATGATCTCGATGTTGATGAAGCTATGATGTTCAGAAAAGGTTTTGCATCTACGCCAGAGAATTTCTCTATCGATACCACCTTACCTCCACGTACTGTTGAGACACCAGAGCCACCTGCCATCAAGCCTTCTTTAGACGCAGAACCTGCTCCACAGACAATTGTAAGTGTGCAGGACAAAGATTACTTTGCTGCAGAAAATCTAAACGATGCAGACCTACGGCTAAAGGATCCTGTTGGGTATGTTGCAGGGGACATTTTA